TTTTATCAAATGGAACATCAGATGGAAGTTTAACTATTTCTGGATTATCTTTTAAACATTTATCTCTATCTTCCGGACCAACATCATAATACCAGTACCAAACTTTACCTTTCATTAATGTTGAGTTACCAAAGTCAAATTTACCACCAGGTGTGTTCATTAAGTGAATTGCTTTTTTACCATCCGGTAATGCTGTTACTCTATATGTTAAATCACCTGCGATAATTCTTCTTTGAATGTTAATTTCTTGCATTCTTAATAACATATCAAATGCTGGCATCATAAAGTAAGAACCTGCCATATTACCCATTTGTGCGTAACCTGCAGGACCAGAAATACCACCACCAGCAATTCCACCAAATGTCCAAGGATCAAATAACATATTATTTAATTCTGGTGGTGTAAACCATAGTAATTCATTTAATTCTCTATTTGCCGGTATTTCATAAATTTGTTGTCCTGATTGTAATTGTATATAATCTTTTTTTAATACATAATCACCCCCAGCTTGTAGACCTACTATTTTTGAATAAGCGTATGTGTATCTTGTTTCATAATCTAAACTTCTTGTCGTAAAAGCTTTTGCTAGTGACTGTGTATCTAAATTTAAATTATTTAAGGCCGTCCATTGTGATTCAATTAACCAATCTTGAACATATTGTGAATACTCATCAATTGAAAATTCAAGTAATGTATCCATTTGTTCGTCTTCAAGTTCAACAGATCTTAAAGGTGCACCAAGTAAGTGTCTAATCTTTGTGTAAAGTTGACTTCTTTCGGGTTCATTGATTATTGACATAAGAGGTTTTTCTTAATAAATATCAAGCTCTTGAAATTGTTAATCTTTTAAGGTCAAATTTGAACCTTTCATTTTTTGATAAATCTCTAATAATATCTTGTGGTATGTTATCACCAAGTCTTGGTACACCATATTTTTCACCCAATGAATTAAATAAACTAACAACTTCTTTTGTTTTTTCATCACCAATTAAAAACTCTTTATATTGGTCCATTGTTACCATTGGAAATTTAATTGCACCTACCATAGTTTTATCCATTGTTAATATTTTTGTTGACAGTGATATTGTTTGTGCTTCTCTAGTTCTTCCAGATTTTAACAAGTTTGGTGTTTTAATAAGTTCAATAATTCTATTTTTATCATAATAGTATAAATCAACACTCATATTTTTTGCATTTGGAACACCAACAAGTAATCCCGTTATATCATTAAGTAAAAAATTTAATAAATCTTCAGCTTGATTTTTTAAATCTTGATTTTCGTGGTTAATTAAAAGTTCAAGAAAGTTTGGATATTGACTCAATTCAATTAATTCATTTTTATTTTCTTGAGAACCATTATATCTTGACACAAATATGCCAACAGATTTTCTAATACTTTTAAGTGAAATTCTTTCACCAGTATCTCTAATAATTTTACAAGAAAGTTTGTCACCATTTTTTGTTAATACGTCAAATGGAGAAGACAAATTAGTAGCTAATGTACCATCAAGAAAACCTGTAACCATACCTTCAAAATCAAAACCTCTTGTTTTACTTTTAACAAATCTTTGAAAATAATTATTAAATCTATACTTTGATCTTTCTGAAACATTATTTAAATCAAGTGACATTAACTCTTGTAAAGTTCTATTAAAATTGATGGTGCCTCTCTCAATTTCGGCACTTATAATATTATTTATAGCTTCCGCCGCAGCTTCAGCATCCAAAGGAATAAGACGAATTTTTTGTAATTCTCTCGACATAGCCCTTTTAAGGTCTTGATCAATCTCTTCATTTTCAACAATTAATTTTGCAATTGATTCTGATAATTTCTTTTTTGATTTTGATACAAATAAATCATTTACAAAATCCCAATTTATGTGGTTCCAGAAATTTTTGATATAATTATCTCTTTTATTTTTAAATTTTAAATAATAAGCATGTTCCCATAAATCAAGACCAAGCAATGGATAACCACCATTGTCAATTACATTCATAATAGGATTATCTTGATTTGGTGTTGACATAATTTTTAACTTATTTGATTTTGTTAATACCAACCAAACCCAACCAGAACCAAAACTATCTTTGGCCACTTGGTTAAATTCATTTTTCATTTTTTGTATATTCCCAAAATCTTTTTTAATCTTATCAAGTATTTCACCTTTAGGTAATTGTTTTTTTGGTGAAAGCATTTTCCAAAATAAAGCGTGATTAAAAGCCCCACCAGCATTATTCCTTATTGTTTTATCAAATTTGCTTATTGATTTTACTATGTCTTCAAGGTCCTCATATTTAAAATCGACAACACTTAAAGCTTTATTTAATTTTTTTACATAACCTTTATAGTGTTTGTTATAGTGAATGTTCATAGTTTCACTACCAACAAATTTGTTTAATGCCGAATATGAATAAGGTAATTTTTCAATACCAATTTTTTTCATTTCGGTTAATAATTCTTTTTTTTGGGTTTTAATTTCGGTTAATAATATTTCTTCTTTTAACAAATTTACCTTTCTATTTAATCCCTCATACATCATTTTTTCTTTTTTTGGGAATTGTTTTTCAAACTTTTTTATAAGTTGTCCGGCAAAAGCATTTGCCTCATCTTCATTTTTTCCACCAATGTTTGGACCTTTTGGTCTTTTTAAAATATTTCTTTGGTAATCGTGAACCCATTCGTGTGCTAGAGTTCTTAGTGTGTCTCTATTTAATCTACCTTTAGATAAAATTTTAATCTCTCTTTTATGTTCATTATGACTTCCAGTTGACATATTACCAGTTCTTTCAGAAAAAAAAGTAATTGTTAAATCATTTTTTAATGGATATTCTTTTTGTAAAAATTTTAAAAAATCAACATATAATTTTTTATCATTATCCGTAATTGACTTATCTTTATATACAACATTAACTTTCATTATAATATAAATACTAAAAAACCCCACTTTGTGTGAGGTTTAGGTTATTTTCTTTTATTTATTAAATTAAGAATTTCTTCTACAACATCAACGGATTCGGAAACCTCATCACCCATAACGGTCCCAATAATTTTCTTTTTGGTGTTTAATATATCGTATATTACACCCTCGATTGTATTTTCAAAAATTGGATAATATACAAGAACATTATTTTTTTGACCATAACGGTAAGCTCTATCTTCTGCTTGTGCGTGTTCAGCAGGAACAAAAGATAAATCATTCATAATTACAACTTCAGCAGAAGTTAAGGTAAGACCAACACCGGCCGCTTTTAAGTTCCCAACGAAAACTTTTATTTTCTCGTTGTCCTGGAATTGGTCAACAGCGTGTTGTCTTTGAACTTTATTACAACTACCATCAAGGTATACGGCTTCTTTACCAAAATGGTTATAAATTGTTTGTAGTGTGTCTGTAAAATTTGTAAAAATAATAACTTTTTTTCCTTGGTCTATAATGTTCTGAGCAAACTCAATTGTTTCTTTTGCTTTTTCATTTGCTATTACTTTTCTTACTTTCATAAGTTTTGAAAACTGAACAGTAAGTGATGATGACTCTTCTTTTTTATTTTCTAACCATTCATAATATTCACCCATCAAATCTTTATATTCTTTTGATGAGGTCCTAAGATATACCGGTGTAATAATTTTATCTGGTAAATCAAGGACATCTTCTTTTAATCTACGAAGAATTTGTGAAGATGTTCGGTCCCTTAACTCTTCTAAGTTTGACGCTCCGGTTACATTCCATACTTTTCTATTTCCAGCTCTAAATTGGTACCCTTGACAATAACGAATAGCATAAGCCATCCAGTTTTGTGCAACCGGGCTTTCAATTATATTTAAAAGATTATAATAATTCATTGGTCGAGATGTCATTGGGGTTCCGGTTAATAACCAAACTCTTTTAATATCTTTTACAAAATTATTTATAATTTTTGTTCTTTGAGCCTGTGCATTTGAAATCATATGGGCCTCATCCAATATCACTAACTCAAACCCGGATTTTACAAGTAATGAATTTTCTTTATTCTTTGGGTCGTGAAAGTTTTTTAATATGTCGTAATTTACAATAACAAAGTCGTGTTCAGTTGAAAATTTCTTACCTTCCGCAATATAACAAGACCTATCTGAATAATTTGCAATTTCTCTTTCCCAATTTATTTTAAGTGAAGCTGGACAAATAATTAAAATCTTTTTTGCTCCGGTCTCAAGGGCTGCAATAATTGTTGAGGTTGTTTTTCCTAGTCCCATATCATCAGCAAGTATAAATCTTTTTGAACCGACGAGTTTTTCAATAGCTTCTTTTTGATGTGACAGAGGTGGTCTATGATTATACCCAGAATAATCAATCTCAACTTTTTCAACCGAGTGTGTTTTAATTAAAGATGATTTTGGAATCCAAAATTCAGATAAAACATCTTTTTCAAAAAACTTTCCCCAAATGTGATATGATTTATCTTTTTCAACTAAAAGTTTTTCAATGTAAACTTTTTCTGGTGTTTCAAGTAAGTATCTTTCTGTTGCAAACTTTTTAGCAAAGTAAGTGTCAAGAACAACCCACTTACGAGCAACCTTTGGTTTTGTATCAAAATAATTAACGATGTAATCTGCTTGAGTTCTTGTTGGATAAAACTTTTTGTTTGTTTCCTTTTTAGATTTCATATAAAGGATATAGTTGTTAGCCCCACTATATGAGTCCAACAATTCCAAAGCCTTTTGTTCTATTATTTGTTTTTGAATTTCCAAAATTATAGTTATAAATAAAAATAACAATAAAAAGAATATTTATCAAGAAAACAACTATGCAAAATAAGGTTCCAATAACACGACTTGGTAAATTTTTCGGCGACAACGACTTTAATCTTGAGATTGAAATGGGTAAAGAGTGGTTGGATGGTGATATGAATTTCACTTGTGTGTTATATCGAGTTGATAGAACTAAAACTAAAACCGATGATGTTTACGGTGAAACTGTTTCAGACGGTGTAAAATTTTTACCCCCGGTTGAATTTAACGCTTATGTTGCAATTGCGGCTCCGGAAAATAAATTTCTTGGGACCACAAAAATGGATCAATTTGAACCTGGAAATATTACAATGTCTGTTTACTTAAAAACATTGGAAGATTTAAATATTGATATTAGTTTTGGCGATTACGTTGGATATTACGATACAGAATCATTTGTGAGATATTACACGGTTGTAAATGACGGTCGTGTTACTTCTGACATAAAACACACATATAAAGGCTTCAAACCCTTTTATCGTAGTATTATTGCAGCCCCAGTTGGACCTAATGAATTTAAAGGATTATAAAAATGGGATTACCAAAAAAAATTAAAAAATATTTACCACTAACAGAAAGTAAAACTCTTCTTCCAAGAAGACACGAGATTGCTGATATGATTTCAAAAGACGGAACATATCTTCCAAAATCTTTATTACATGCTGATTTAGATAGGGGGTTTTTAGATTTTGTAAAAGAACAATTGGAAACTGTTGTTGAGGGAAAAAAAATCCCAACGGTAGATATTTTAATTACAACCCAAAACTGGTCCCAATTTGTTGAAACTTGGGATTTCCAAAATATTGATAAAAACGTTGAGCCACCATTTATTACTGTGATTAGAACTCCGGAAGTAAAGTATGGTAGTAATCCGGCGTTAATGTATAATATTCCAAACAGACGACAATACTATTATGCTAAAGTCCCAACTTGGGATGGTCAAAGACACGGGATGGATATTTACAAAATACCACAACCGGTTCCAGTTGATATAAAATATACCGTAGCAATTGTTTGTAACAGAATGAGAGAACTAAATAAGTTTAATCAAATTGTTTTAGAAAAATTTGCTTCAAGACAAGCTTACCAAGTAATAAAGGGACATTACATTCCAATTATAAATGATGGTATTACTGATGAATCTGTTTTAGATTTAGAAAAAAGAAAAGTGTATATTCAAAAGTATGAGTTTACATTATTAGGTTTTTTAATTGATGAAGATGAATTTCAGGTAAGTCCTGCTATTACAAGATCTTTTGTTATGTTTGAGACAGATACTCAAACAAGAAAGAAAAAACAAAGAAGACCGGAACCAAATTTACCATCGTCAGTTATTTATTCGTTTTCAACAACCGAGAATGAAAGAGAAGAATTTTTTAATTATGTTGCAAATTTAAATTGGGTTAATTCGGACAATGTTGATGAATATGATGTTTTTATTAACGGAGATTATTATGGTAATACAATTAGTGAGATACAAGTTAATAATAATGACACCATAAAAATAGTAATAACTAAAAAAGATAATACAAAAGATGCTATTTTAGAATTTGTTGTTAACCTTATTTAATCTTCACCATATATATCTTTTTTTTCTTTACATTTTTCTAAAATTAAGTTTTCTAAAAACTTATACATTTTAATTCCTCTTTTATCACAATATTTCTTTAAGACATTGTGAACTGATTCGTCAATCTTTAAATTCTTTATTTTTTTTGGTTCTTTATCCATAGGTAGAAAAAAGGTAGAAAAAAATCTCACCAAAATATAAATAGTTTAAAAGAAGTAAAGTTTTTGTCAAAATAATGAATATTTATAATAAAAAATAAATCTAATAATTAAAACAAAACATGGCAACAAACAGTAAAGTATTTGTATCACCAGGTGTCTATACTTCAGAAGTTGATTTGAGTTTTGTGGCACAAAGTGTTGGTGTAACAACATTAGGTATTGCTGGAGAAACTTTAAAAGGTCCAGCATTTGAACCAATCTTTGTAAAAAGCTACGACGAATTTCAAACTTACTTTGGAGGAACTTCACCTGAAAAATTTGTGAATACTCAAATCCCTAAGTATGAGGCAGCATATATTGCAAAATCTTACTTACAACAATCAAGTCAATTATTTGTAACGAGAATATTGGGTCTATCTGGTTATGATGCGGGACCATCTTGGTCAATTGTAACTAAAGCAAATGTTGACCCAACAACAATTGGTGTATGGTGTTTAGATCCAGTTATTATTGATTGTGAACCAGCTTGTAATTTACCAAAAGAAGTTGTTTTCACAATTGACTTCACTGGTTGTACAAATAGTTCAGATTCAGTAATCTTTGACTTAGCTTCAAGTACATTACCAAATGAAATTAAATCTATATTAAATGAACAATATGAAACATTTGATGGTTCATTAAGTTCACTTAATGATAATTTACAAACTTTAGTTTATAATGTAATCACCTCAACTAACCCAAATGCTGAGGATGAAACAATTAGTTACTTTGGGTCGATTGATGGTGTTGACTATAGCGCATTAACAATTACTGGAACGTACACTGGTGAAACTAATGTATTCCAAGTTCCAGCCGTACCTTTGGATCAAACTGATTTAGCATCACCTTTTAATGACCCTTGGTATTATTCATTATTTGACAATATTGGTGGTGGAGAATATACTGGTTCTTCATTCTGGAGTATAGTAAGTGGATTAACATTAATTAACCCAGTTGTTACAAGTACAACAACATTACCTACAACTCCAACTCCTACACCAACACCGGTAAATCCTTGTGTTACACCACAGCCTTTTGTGTCACCAACACCTACACCAACACCGGTGAATATTGATTGTTATTCTGGTCAAGTTATTGGTAAAATTTATTATTATACAGGAACTTCATACACAGATTATGATGATTTAGTAATTGCAACTTTAAGATCTAGAGGTATTGCGACTTATGCAAATTCAAATAACCCAGTATATGAGATTAGTAATATCAATAATGTTACTTTGGATATGAGTGGTCAATATTCTGGTGTAACTAAAAACCCATATTTACCATTTGCAGTTAATGCAACCAATGATTTAGGTACATCATTTATTTTTGAAACTTCGTTTAGTACTTCTGACGCTCAATACATTTCAAAAGTATTTGGAACAAGTAACTTTGGCAAACCAAGAAATGTAAATCCATTGTTCTTAGAAGAAAGATATCAAGCTTTACTTAATTATGCTTGGAGAAAAGGATATATTAGAGGATTGTCATCTGAAATTGTTCCATTAGACTCAGCACAAAGTCAGGCGATAGATTCTATTGGTTGGTACTTAGATAGATACCAATCACCGGCATCACCTTGGGTTGTTTCTGAAGTTAGAGGTTCTAAAGTATTTAACTTATTTAAATTCTATACAATTTCTGACGGTAACTCAGCAAATACTGAAGTTAAAATCTCAATTAGTGATATATCATTTGCTAATCAAACATTTACAGTATTAGTTAGAAATTATTTTGATACAGATTCTAATCCAATTGTTGTTGAGAAATTTACAAACTGTTCGATGGACCCAAGTCAAAACAATTTTATTGCTAAGAAAGTTGGTACTCTGGATGGTGAATATGAATTAAAATCTAAATACATTATGGTTGAGATGAATGAGGATGCACCAGTAGATGCTCTTCCATGTGGTTTTGATGGATACGTTGTAAGAGAATATGATGGTATGAAATCACCATTCCCAATTTATAAAACTAAATATGATTTCCCAGGTGAAGTTATTTATAACCCACCATTTGGTTTTGCTTCAGGTGCTGATGACGCAATAACAAGTTCTGGAGACAATATTAGAAGAACATATTTAGGTATGTCAAGTAATATTGGATTTGACTCTGATTTCTTTGAGTATCAAGGTAAGAGAAATCCATTAAGTCCTTGTGATTTAGAAGGTAGTGAATGGAATATTAAAACAAGAGGTTATCATATGGATATAAATGCAAGTGGTATTACAATTAACGGACCATTTGCAACAAGTGGAACACCAAGATTCTATGTTGGTAACGCACCATTTAGTTCTGAACCAACTCTTGATGTAAACCCATATTACAGATTATTTGCTCGTAAGTTTACATTATTTGTAAAAGGTGGATTCGATGGATGGGATATCTATAGAGAATATAGAACAAATGGCGATAGATATGTTTTAGGTCGTCAAGGGTTCCTTAATGGGGCTTGTCCATCTGACAGATACCCAACTGCAGCAGGATGGGGTGCATTTAAACAAATTGCAATCGGTGATGGAACAAGAGATTGGGCGAACACTGACTACTACGCTTATCTATTAGGTATTAGATCATTTGCAAACCCAGAAGCTGTAAATATCAATGTATTTGTAACACCAGGTATTGATGTTCAAAATAACTCTGATTTAGTCGAAAACACAATCGATATGATTGAAAATGAAAGAGCTGACTCATTGTATATTACAACATTACCGGATTACAACTTGTTCTTACCAACAACAACAGGAACTGATGGTTTAATTTACCCTCAAGAAGCTGTTGATATATTGGAAGAAACAGGAATTGATTCTAACTACACAGCAA